ATGCCATCTTACTGTTAGACGAAGTTGAAAAAGCTCATCCAGATGTCATGAACATTCTGTTGGCATTCATGGACAACGGTTTTATCACAGGATCCAATGGCAAAGTAGCTGATGGTCGTAACACAATATTGATCATGACATCAAATCTCGGCGCAGCAGACAATGAACTCAACACCATCGGGTTTGGCGAACTAGAACGCGATGGCGAAGATGACAAAGCTATTAAGAAACATTTCAGCCCAGAATTCCGCAATAGACTAGATGCTGTGATCAAGTTCTCTAAGCTCAGTGGCGACACTGTGATCCAGATCGTCAAGAAGTTTGTGGCTGATCTCAACAGTCAACTCAAAGACAAAGGCATTGAGATCGTGGTTAACGCCAAGGCCACACGTTGGCTAGCAGATCGAGGCTACGACAAAAAGATGGGGGCAAGACCATTGGCACGGATCATAGACAACGAGATCAAGAGCCCACTAAGTCGCAGAGTGTTATTCGGTGATCTAGTAAATGGCGGAAGAGTTACCGTGGATATCATCGATGACAAATTAGATTTCACAGTGGTTGAGATACCAAAACCGTTGACCAAGGAAGAAAGAAAAGCTCTTAGGGCGCAACGAATTGCTGAAGCAGCAAATACACAAGAACAAGATGCTACAACTGAAAACCAAATCGACCAGTCGTAAGTTTTATAACAAATGGTTATACAAAATCAGCCTGCAAATAGACGGTTGTGTGATATTTCGCACACAACCTATTTCAAATATCAAGGACTGGTTAGAAAATTCCAACAGTGACAGCGGTTATCATTATGATAATTGGCGTAGGGCCACGGCTAATAAAGAAATATTAAGCAGCATCTGTGACTTTTTGAATTCCTACGACGAAGATGCATACGCAACAAGAGTTGAAAGGAATAGACTAGATGTTTATACCAACGATGCCGAGTTCTACGAAAAACTCAGCCTAGCTAGCCAAGATTACTTGGTGCATAGATTTGAACCCAACATCAACAATCTCGATGTGTTGAATAATTCACAGAACTGTATCACAGTGAGTAAACTGCCCAAGGACAGATATCGCTATCGCGTGTATCTCATGCCGCATAAAATGGCCAAAGATCGTGAAGGCAAACAGAAATATCTAGCCTGGCTGAAATCACAAGCCCCTAGAATAACCTGCACTCCTGCGATCGAACGTTGGTTCTTGACCACAGATTGGAATTGGGACCGTAGATATGTATTAGTTGAAGATGAATCCACACTGCTAATGATGAAACTGCGTGGTGCTGACGTTGTGGGCAGAGTATATAACTTTATAGTATGCGATAAATAGTTGATGAGCAGAGAAACTATAGTATTATTATCAAACATCACCGACGATAGTCAGCCCTCTACGTGGCAATACGGCGAAAAACACATAGGTGCAGGCTATTACAAAAACGGTAACGGTGTGCATACTATGACTTTTGAGCTGAATAATTTCAAGGGCAGCATTAAAATACAGGCCACTCTAGACCTAAATCCCGGTGTCAACGACTGGGTTGATGTAGTTCTCGATAGTTCAGACACTGTGTTAACTGCTATAGATAGCACACCTGTTACTACTAACGCTGCCTGCACATTCACTGGTAAATTTGTGTTCATACGTGTGGCGTATCAGCTGGAACAGGGCATAATCACCGAAGTTCGGTATAATCACTAAACTGTTTGAGACGATAAATATAGTATGACCTCGAGAGGAATACTATGAGAGACCTGTTATCTAAATTAGACGCTATAGTAAGCGAAACAGCATTAAAAAATCCTGAAGATCTTCAGGCCAAACGCAAAGCCCTGGCAGATCTTGAAAAAGATCCTGTGGCTAGCACCGATCCAGAAATCAGCAGTGCAATTACACAAAGAAAAACAGATCTCGAAAAAGAGGCCAAATCTAAAGGATTTGCAGAATCATTTGAAGTAGGTGACGAGTTTGGTATCAGCTTTTCAGAAGATCATGAGATTGCCACTACTATTGTAGATATTCTAGAAGATGGCATTGTAATCGAATTAGATGACACCGCACTAGAGATGCTGACTAATGAAGGCTTACAATTCTTTGAAGGTGAACTTGTAGAAGACAAAGATAAAGGCACAGGCGGCCGTGCCTGTTGGAAAGGCTATCGCAGAGTTGGTGCCAATGACTGTAAGAAAATAGGTGAAAGCGGTCTTCAATATTTTACTGGAGTTAAGAAACACGGTGAAGAATATATGAAAGCCGCGGCGGCCGCAGGCCGTGACGGTGCCAGTCAAGAAGAATTAGGTGCTCTTAAGGATAGGTTGAGTAAAGCACATAAGGGTAAAGTTAAGAAAGAAGATCACGGTCCTGAGAATCCAAAAGACCCCGTAAATTACGGTGAATATGATCGCGAAGGCGACATGGCCAAAGATGATTTGCGCACCATAGACGATGCTGCTGAAGAACTATACAGTATCCTACGAGCAGACGACAATCTTCCAGAATGGGTGCAAAGCAAGATCACTAAAGCTGTGGACTACATTGATACAGCTCGCGATTACATGAAAGCCCAGAACTACGAAGAAGGTGTGGCGGAAGGTGATGTCGATGAAGCCAAATACCAAGGACGTGAAGTGCCCTTGGGTAAAAAGATGGCAGGCGATGTCAAGAAATCCAAAGTATATGTTCGCAAGCCTAATGGTAACATTGTCAAAGTAAACTTCGGTGACAAGAAAATGCGTATCAAAAAATCCAATCCTGCACGTAGAAAATCATTCCGTGCTCGTCATAATTGTGCTAATCCAGGACCTCGTCATAAAGCTAGATACTGGTCTTGCCGGAGCTGGTAATGTTATTAAAAGAAATGTTCAGTGCCATTGGCGCACCCAAAGACGAACAACAAGAAATCGATTGGTTGGATGATTTAAAATTTTTCATCGACAACGATTCAAAAATGCTGGACCAGTATTTTTTCCCTGCGGTGAAACGTCATCGTGAGCACAGAGGCAATCCCAATGTGTTCAAAGTCTACATCCGACCATTAGAAAAGTGCATGGGTCATTATTGTGACAAATACGATATCGATGATACAGATAAGAAATTCCCTAAAGATAAAATTATAGATTTGGCTAAACGTATTGCCGGCGAACAAGAAAAATACATAGAAAAAGGCGACTACGACTAATGCTGTTACGACAACTGTTTGAAGCTGAAACCAAACATGTTACATTCTGCTTTGGCAGAATGAATCCGCCTACCATTGGTCACAAACAGGTATTAGATACCATGAAAAGCCAGGGCGGAGAAATGAAAGTTTTTGTCAGTCAAAGTCAAGATAAAAAGAAAAATCCACTAGACTACAGCACTAAGATAAAGTTTATCAAGGAAATGTTTCCCCAGTATGCCAGCAATGTAGTAGAGAATGCAGCACTAAACACCATTGGTAAAGTGGCTAGCTATCTACACGATCAGGGCTACTCCGCGGTAACATTCGTAGCAGGATCGGATCGCCTAGAAGATATGAAAAATCTTCTCACACAATACAACGGTGTTGAAGGCAAAGCGCACGGATTTTATAAATTTGATGTCATCGATTTTGCCAGCAGCGGAGACCGTGAAGACGGCGCTGAAGGAGTGGCAGGAGTCAGTGCCAGCGGTGCAAGAGCAGCTGCTGCCAACAACGACTTCGAAGGGTTCCAAGAAGCCACAGGAGCAGGCGAACTTGCCAAGCCTTTGTTTGCTGCGGTGCGTAAAGGCATGGGCATCAACGAAGGTATAGAGGAAGGTTGGAAAAGTCAAGCAGCGGCAGCGGCACTGGCTGCTGCGAATCTTTTAAGTCCTGCCCAAGCAGAAGAACCAACAAAGCCAATTACCATTGCTTATGTAATGATTGACGGCGAGGTTCGAAAATATAATTTAGGTGATAGATTCGATAATGCTAGAGAAGCAGAAAAATTTATCAGCGGAGTTTTAGATAAACAAGGACTGCAGGGCTATACATTAGATATCAAACACGGATATCCTAAAAAGAAAGAAGAAGTTAAAGAATCTCCTATTGAAATGGACCCAGCAGATCCAATGGATCCAATGATTCACAGTCACGACAAAGCAAATCCTGCTAAATTAAAATATCGTATGCTACGTGCTGCTGGCCAGTTAAAGGATCTTGCTGCTCGCGCAGAAAATGCTAGTCCAGGTGAGTGGCAACTGATGGCACGTCAGTTTGAAGAATTGAAAATGAACATGGAACAAATACGTCACGCTCTCGAAGAATTAGGTAAAGTAAAACGTAAAGGTGGCATCAGATCAAGAGGTATTACAGTATGAGAGCCAAAGACATTATACCAGCTAGCCGGCCTAGAAACTTTGTTGCTAAAAATTCTAAAAGCGCAGGTGCTGGCGCTCACAAAGATAAAAAGCGGGCAGAGAAACAGGGCGACACTAAACATAAGAAAGATTTGATTCCTATGGAGCAAGATGTAGCGGAAGGTAAAAGTCTTCAAGACTACATAGAAGCAGGTGTATGCCCTATATGTCACGGAGACATGGTCTCAGAAGACCAACTTGAAGAAGGCAAGAAAGATGCCTGCTATCACAAGATCAAAGCTTCGTCCAAGGTTTGGCCCAGTGCCTATGCGTCAGGACGATTGGTACAGTGTCGCAAAGCAGGTGCTGCTAATTATGGCAAGGGCAAGAAGAAGTGAGAGCATATGAGTTTGTCACTGAGAAGTGGACTAAAAAATATAAAAAGTCCATAAACTGTTCTAACCCCAAAGGGTTTAGTCAACAAGCTTACTGCCAAGGTCGTAAAAAATCAGAAGACATAGAACCCGTAGATGAAAATCTGCGTAAGTGGTTCAAAGACAAATGGGTCCGCTTTGGTCCAGATGGCAAGATACGTGGCGACTGTGCTAGAGATAGTGAGAAAGAAGGCAAGCCCAAGTGTCTACCTCAGTCCAAAGCACACGCACTAGGCAAGAAAGGTCGTGCCACTGCTGCTGCTCGCAAACGTCGTGAAGACCCCAATGCCAATCGCAAAGGAGCAGCTAAAAATGTCAGAACTAGATGAACTGAAAAAACTAGCTGGTATCACAGAATATCAAGGATATCAACCATATGCTGGCAGCAACATAAGTATAACTGGCAATGAAAAAGGTGAACTTATGAAAAAACATGATATTAGACCAGGCACCGAAGAATGGTTCAAGCTATGGTTTAGTTTGCCTTACTTAACAGGCGAAAAGCCTATTGGAAAACAAAATGGTTGAAATAACACAATCAGCGAAATCAAAGATTATGGATTTGCTGCTAGAAGAAAATAATCCCAAGCTGGCATTGCGCACCTTTGTGCAAGGTGGCGGTTGCAGTGGCTTCAGTTATGGCTTTACCTTTGACGAAACAAAGAACGAAGACGACTTTGAATTTCCTATCAACGAACAATACAACGTGTTTGTTGATGCAATGAGTATGCAATATCTACAAGGTGCTGTTATTGATTACAAAGAAGAAGCCATGGGCAGTCAGTTTGTTATTAGTAATCCCAATGCACAATCTACCTGCGGGTGTGGATCAAGTTTTTCAGTATGAACCCAAACAATTATCCAGTGTATCCAGAAGATGACGGATACGACACTCCAAAGAATCCTTATAGCCCAGTATGAGAGCAAGTGAATTTATAGTTGAAAGAAAAAAGAAACGTAGACCGCGTTGGGCTGCTTACGGCCCGGGTCCTTACGGTGGTTACGGATACTATGCTGGCTACAGTGGCGACGGTGGTGCTGGAGACGGTGGTGGCGTGGGTGAAAACTTTGCTGATGGAAAGAATCCACAAGACAAAGGCGATAGTAAACGTCACGGTATCAATACCAAAGCTAGTGTAAGTTCATTGCGTAAAACTGCAAAACAAGGCGGGCGCAAAGGACAACTAGCGCACTGGTTAGCTAACATGAAAGCAGGCCGTGCCAAGAAGAATAAATAATAGTATGAAAATACGTGAAATTGTAGAATCAGCAACAGCAGGCGCTACCAGTGCTGGTAACGTAGCTATAGGTGCTGTATACAAAAATAAACCCGGAAAAACGGCAAAAAACAAAGACGGAACCGCAAAAAACGCATTAGATCTCAAAGGAACTAATCTGTTAACTGGTGGGTCTTTAGTAAAAAGATAAATATATAATACACTTTTAGGAATGTGAACATGGACTTCAAATCGTTAATCAGCAAAATAGAAAGTATCGACGGTAAGATCGATACTCCAAAAGCACCAGAGCTGCCAAAATCTGTGCAACTAAACGAAGACGCACAACTGCGTGTTCTAAGCGGCCGCACTACTTACGTTGCTGAAGCTAAAAAGAAAGCTGAAGAAGATGTCAAAGAAGAGAGCGACATGAAAGTAGGCGATAAGAAAAACATCGCTACTGGCACTGTTGAAAAAACAAAAACAGGCATTGTTCACAAGAGCAGCAAGGCCTATGGCGGTAGTGAAGAAAAAGAAGCCGATGACGAAGATGACAAGCCAAAGAAGAAAGCCAAGAAAGAAAGTGTAGAACCAGAATTTAAAAGCAAGTTCATGAAGATGGTCGAAGCCAAGAAAGAAGAAGCTGCTGACAAGAAAAAGAAAATGGCCAAGAAAGAAAAGATGGCAGAAGGTGCCAAGCCAGACTTCCTAGACATTGACAAAGACGGCGACAAGAAAGAGCCAATGAAAAAAGCTGCTGGTGAAAAAGGTAACGACAAGCCCGCAGATAAAAAAGGCCTTTCAGACAAGCAGAAAAAACTTCCCCCAGGACTACAAAAAGCCATTGCATCTAAAACTGAAAGCGCAATGATGCCAAAAGGCAAGAAGAAAACTGTTAAAGAAAGTGTAGAAACAAAATTATCTTTCAAACAGATGGTCCAACTAGTTCAAGAAAGTGGTGGCCAACAACAGATCGATCCTGTAGACAAAGCATTGTTTACCTGGGCCGAACGTGTGGCTCAGAGCAAACTAGGCGAAGGCATGAAAGCTGATCTATACGCAGGACTGGTCTATGAACGCAACGGTGGCGTATTTGAAATGTATGATGTATTGAGCGAGTCGAGAAAAAAAATAGTTGAAAATCGCTCACGTTTAGATGAAGGCACGATGGACAAAGTCAAAAGCCTGCTAATGTCTAAACTGGCACCAAAGCTTTCAGATCAAGAAAAAGATAAAATGGCAGATGTTGCTAAACAAGTGTTAGGTAAAGACCGTGCAGATAAAAGTGATTTCACATTAGCAAATATCAAAGCAGTGGCCAAAGCACTGGGTGCTAAACCTGAAACTGCTGCAGAATCTATCGAAGAAGGTCCAGTAGGTGACTTCTTCGGTCAAAAGAAAAAAGATCCAAAGAGTGGCCGAGGAACATTAGGTGGCATTGATGCTTGGGCACCGAGTGCTACACTAGGTGAAAAACTTTCAAGTTTAACAGGAATACTAGGAGGCGCAGCCGCAACAATCGCAGGAATATTCGGTGGCCCGGCTTGGTTAATTATTCCAGGAGTACTAGGTATTATGTTCTTGTCTCAAATTGGAATGGACCGAGACGGTTCTAGTTAAATAGATTTACCGTTTGGTAACATAAAGCCGGCAATTAGTTGACCGGCTTTTTCTTTGACTATATAATAGTCGTATAGGAGAGAACAAATGTCAAAAATGTATGGACCGGAAGAAAAAGCCAAACTCGAAAGATTAATCAACGAAGGATCTAATGTGCTTCGTGAAGTAGAAGATCTCAACGAAGGTCTTAAAGAAACTGTTAAAGCTGTCGCAGAAGAATTACAAATCAAACCCAGTTGGATCAACAAAGCCATACGCATCGCACACAAAGACAATTGGAAAGACCATGAAGCAGAGTGGAGCGAGATTGAAATGATTCTCGGTGTTACTAAAAAACTTCCTGAATGAATGAATTATTAAAACCAACTTTTGATTGGATCAGAGATGACTGGCAAAGCAATCGCTTCCGTTTCGTTATTGAGCTGCTTGCTTGGGCTGTTAGTATCGGCTGCTCAATCACTATGGCGCTTACAGTTCCCAATCCGCCTTTACTTGTTTTGTATCCTATTTGGATCGCTGGCTGTGCCATGTATGCTTGGGCTGCTTATACTCGGAAATCGTTTGGCATGTTGGCTAACTACATCTTGCTAACCGCAATTGACACATTCGGCCTAGCAAGAATGCTAATTAATTAAATAAAGTAAGAAGGTAGGCGGGCCATAAACCGCACATTGGTATTTGCAAGCCTAAAATTGCATAGGAGAAAAAATGAGTTTCGTGGACGCATACTACGATCGCGACGATGACATGATACGTGTCGTTGAGCGTGACGACAAAGGGCAGAGACATTTCAAAGACTATGCTGCCAAACATATATTCTATTACAACGACCCCAAAGGCAAGTTCCAATCCATCAAGGGTGAACCTCTTAGCCGTGTAAGTTCAAAGAATGTCAAAGAACATCGCAAAGAACTTGCCATACATTCAAACAAGAAACTCCACGAGTCAGACATCAATCCTATCTATAGATGTCTAGAAGATCATTATCTCAATCAAGATGCTCCTAAACTAAATGTAGCATTTTTCGACATTGAGGTAGACTTTGATCCTGAACGGGGCTATGCTTCACCAGATGATGCATTCATGCCCATCACTGCTATCGCTGTGTATCTACAATGGATGGAGACCATGGTATGCCTAGCCATACCTCCTAAAACACTCAGCATGGCTGAAGCTACCAAGCAGGTTGAAGAATTCCCCAACACCATGCTGTTTGACAACGAAGCAGACATGTTAAACACATTCTTGGATCTTATACAAGATGCAGATGTTCTAAGTGGGTGGAATTCAGAAGGGTTCGATATTCCATACACAGTTAATCGTGTCACCAAGGTTCTCAGCAAAGAGGATACCAAACGATTTTGTCTATGGAACTGTTTGCCTAAGAAACGCGAATATGAAAAGTTCGGTAAAACTGCCACTACATATGACTTCATTGGTCGTGTGCATATAGACAGTCTTGAACTTTATCGCAAGTATACCTATGAAGAACGTCACACCTATCGATTAGATGCCATTGCCGAATATGAACTAGGTCAGAGAAAGACTCAGTATGAAGGTACACTTGATCAACTATACAACAATGACTTTAAAACATTCGTCGAATACAACATCAACGATTGTAAACTGCTAGATGATCTAGATAAGAAACTGAAATTCATCGACTTAGCTAATACTATTGCACACGAAAACACAGTGCTGTTAGCAACTACTATGGGTGCGGTGGCTGTGACTGAACAAGCTATCATCAACGAAGCTCACCGCAGAGGTATGATAGTTCCTAATCGCAAAAAGATGGAAGAGCACGGAGACACGCAGGCTGCTGGGGCTTACGTTGCATATCCTAAGAAAGGTATACATGAGTGGATTGGCTCTCTTGACATTAACAGTCTCTATCCTAGTGCTATTCGGGCTTTGAATATGGGTCCTGAAACCATCGTGGGTCAGTTGAGACAGGATGGAACCAAGGATTTTATTGCAGCAGAAATGTCCAAGGGCAAGTCATTTGCATCAGCATGGGAAGGTATATTTGGTAGTCTTGAATATTCTGCCGTGATGAACAGAGAAGTAGGTCGTGAAGTCACTGTTGATTGGGAAGGTGGTGGTTCGGATACGCTAAGTGCGGCTCAGGCCTATGATCTTATATTTGACAGCAACCAACCCTGGATGATCTCAGCTAACGGCACTATATTCACATATGAAACTGAAGGAGTGATATCAGGACTGCTGGCTCGTTGGTATAAAGAACGTAAAGAAATGCAGGCCAAGCTCAAAGAATGTATCCAAGCTGGCAACAAGATTGAAGAAGAATACTGGGACAAACGACAGTTGGTCAAGAAGATTCTGTTGAACAGTCTCTATGGTGCGATTTTAAATCCAGGCTGTAGATTCTTTGATAACCGAATCGGACAGTCAACTACACTGACCGGCCGGCAAATTGCCAAACACATGGCATCAAAAGTAAACGAAATTATCACTGGAGAGTATGACCATATTGGTCGAGCAGTAATCTACGGTGACACAGACTCTTGTTATTTTTCAGCGTATGCTACCCTGAAAAAAGACATTGAGAAAGGTCTGATTCCCTGGAACAGAGAATCAGTGGTCGAACTTTATGATACTATAGGAGATACAGTCAATGGCACATTTGTCAAATTCATGCAGGACGCATTTCATGTTCCTCGAACCAGAGCCGAGGTCATCAAAGCAGGTCGCGAGATTGTTGCAAGCAAAGGACTGTTCATTACCAAGAAGCGATATGCAGTG